GCCCAGCTTAAAGTGCCTCCGCTATTACTTATATTAGTAACTGTAGGGTTAGATGTAAAAGATGGAATTACTGGAGTTGGTGGGAAGAATGGGAAGAATGGGAAGAATGGGAAGAATGGTGGAGCTGCTGTTGTAGTTGTGGTAGTAGTAGTAGTAGTAGTTGTAGTAGTTGTTGTAGGGGCAGCTGTAGTAGTAGTAGTTGTTGTAACAACAGGAGCGCAAACATTGCGCCAGGTGCCTGCTACCTTTACGTACGAGTCAGTTACTGTGCGCCAAGTTCCGCCTACTTTTATGTAGCCGCAATTTGCAGTCTCATCGACTTGGCGCCAAGTGCCACCAACTTTTACGTATTGTGGCATTAGTTATACGTATTTCAACCAGACATCCCCATCCATACCGCCAGTGGGGGTCGAGGTTGAAGAATAAATGTTTCTAACAACACCAGAGCTGGTGGATGCGGTAGTTACTACTCCGTCTACTTTTTTAACGTACTGAGTGTGCACATCGCCAAGAATGCCAATTTCATGGTTATTAAGGCGGGCAGTGACTGTTCCAAACGCTGTAGCAGCCGATGTATAGGAGCCTGAGCCGTTAGTAGATTGCGCAGGGTTAGTGCCTAAAGCGGTCTCAATTGCAATAACTTCTTCTTGAATAAGGTTTGGGTGCGACGCGTCAATAATATCTAAGGTGTTAGCTTTAGTAGTAAAGACGGCTGTGGATACAATCCCAGATGGATACGATGCCATTGTGTAATCCCTTCAAGCTGTAGGTTCAAAGATAGAGCAAAGGTAAAGCTTTTTCCGTCTAAACGTTAGTTTTGAGATTCTCCGTTTTGCCCGCGACCAGCGTGTCTATAGCCTTTAATGCGAGGGCGCTCTTGTGTATTTAATAATAAACGACGAATGCCAAACCTAGAATCGTTAACAGTTATTGGCTTCATTAAGCTCTCTTTAAACGTCTGTTTACGGTTCATGGTGACCAGCGCTCCCATTGACGAGAGTGGGTATCAATCCCTTTTGTAGCTTGACCGTTATAAGTTGCTCGGGTCAACATATCTCGACCTGCCCGTGAGGCGCCAACGGTTGCGCTAGCCTTAGCTGCGTCTGCAACAGTAGTAGTTGGGGCTAGATCTTTTATTTTCTTAGCCATGCTACGCCTTGGGCGGAGCTGAACGTTTAAAGTTAGCTGTTCGTCCCATACCTGGGAGAGTCATTTGCTTATAGCCAGGCTTGCGCTTTTTTTGAGGAGAGGCGACATCTGGCACTGGAGTAATGCGTGTTGATGGAACCATACGAGGGCCAGCTGTAATTGCTTTTGGTGATTTTGGTAATTCTTTTACAATAGTTCCGTCGTAGATTTCTGGCTCTTGTGCGAGAGGGGTTGCCTGAGTTGGCTCAATTACTTCGCCTTCTACAACCTCACGCCCTGCTTTACCGCGTACCTTAGATTTGCTTCTAAGCATGCGGTTAGTAGGCTTAAGTGGGTTCTTAGAATGAATGCCTTTAGCAATGTTCTGTGCGTTTCTTACCTCAAGACTCATACTCTGATTGTAAATGTTTTTCTTCGCAAGATCGGGCTAAACCAGGCACAGCCCAGAGTTTACCGCATAAAGCGCATGTCCAGCGCTTTATGCGTTCAGCTTCGTCCAACTATTTACCGCAGGTTGGGCACTTAGCTGCTGCTGTAGCAGGTTTAGCTGCCCCCGCTGCTTTAAATTTAGGGCGACCAAAGCCAACAATTGAAATCTGCTCGCCAGCTTTGTTCTTCTTAAACGCACGAAGTTTCTTTGAAACCTGTCCGCCATTTCTCTGGCTTCCCTTTTTATCAGGGCTAGTGTTTCCTTCGATACACCAAACAGTTCCGTCTTCGTTGTCTTTGATAACAATGCCTACGTGAGAAATTCTATCGACGCCGTCTGAGGGGAAATCAAAATACACGATATCGCCAGGCTCTGGGTCTGCAATGTCTCCGTCAATCCATGAGCCAGCCTTTTTAAATGCCTGTGCCCCACCTGGAGTGTAAACAGTATTAGGAATCTTTACTCCCGCCTCGTTTCCACACCAGTTGACGAAACTTCCGCACCATGGTTGGAAGTTAGCCTTTGTATAAGCCCCGTATTTTGTTTCGTTATCTTTAGGGCCTTCGATAGTACCTAGCTCTGCTGTAGCAACTTCAATAAGACGAGCTGCTGTTCCTTGGTCTGCCATTAGTTTTTATCCCAATCTGTGTCAACTGGTTGTGCCTCTGGCATTGCGCCATCTGGCTTTGCTGCTAAACGAGCAGCGGTAGCGTCAATTTCTGCTTCAAGCTTCTTATCGGCTTGTGTGTTCTTGGCATCCATCTCTTTGTTTGACAACTGGGCTGCCATAACATCTTTAGCCCCAGATTGACCAATAAGAATACCCGCAAGGGTTCCTGTAATAAAAGTAGCAATGCTTCCTAAAACATTAAAGAACATCTTGTCATTTTCTGACTGCGCCCCAATTGGCTGCGTCACAAATAAAAGGCCGTAAAGAATTCCTAGGGATGTGCACAATAAAATTGTTCCTAGTGTGATCCCTAAAATAAACTTTAATCTAGCATCTAAATCTTGTGGTGTTAGTTTTTCTTTAAACATTTGGTGTTCCTTCTGGTTGAGGTATCTTTATTAAGTCTACAGGACAAGTTTGTGTAGCAGTACAGATAGGAGGTTTACATTCTGGAGTTTCCCAATTTTTTGGGTCTTGGCATGGGTATCTAAAAGAGCCGCTGTACCCGCAGCCAGTTAAAGACAAAGCCACTATTGCGGCTAGTAGAGCACGCTTAATCATTCTTCATCCTTTGGGTTGCGTAATGGGTAGGTAACAGCCCATGCAAACAAAGTACCCATAATTGCGTACCCTACAACTGTTTTAGCTGAACCGTCTAATACAACCCATGCAATGAACATGCCTAGTAGCGTCCATAGCTGATCAACCATGTCTCTTAGTATTCTCAAGGCTTTCTCCTATATCCTGATTGTCCAGAGGCGCCTCCGCCTCCAGTACTTCCTCTTGTTGAACCACTTGCAGCACCTGCAGCAGCACCAACAGCATTTATTGCAGCACCTGCCGCAATTACTGTTGCAACAACAGCTTTTGTTGATTCTTCACGCTCTTCAGTGGACATATCAGCACCGATACTTGCAAATGCTTGTAGTGCCTCACCTGGGTCGCTAAAGATTGCGCCAATTAATTCTGATGGGTTTTCTAGTAAAACTAGAGCCGCAGCTACGTCTGCTGTAATTATAACTTCGTTACCTTCTTCATCCTGCCTAACCTCGACAGGAGTCTCTTCAGGAAGGTCTTTATATTCAATTCCCGCGTCTTGGATCTGCTCTTTTGTGAGAGTTTCTCCTTCTGCTACGGACTCAATAAGGGCATCTGCCACTAATTCTTTTTCAGCAGTAGTAAGCTTGCCATCTGCCGCAAGAGCATCTGAAAGGTTATTAACCTCATCTTTAGTTACTTCTCCGTCTGCGTTAAGAGAGGCAAGAACAACTACAGCATCTGCGGCAGATAATTTTCCATCTGACAACACGTTGTTTACTGTTGCAGTTATTTCGGCTTTGGTGGTAGTATCTGAACTTTCTACTACAGGAGGCTCAGATGGCGTATTTTCCACAGGAACGGTCAAAGGATCCGAAGGCAGCACTTCTTCAACGGGGGCAGGATCGGGCTCTGGCTCGGGTTCTGGTTGAGGATCTGGAGAAGGCTCTTCAGGGGTCTCAGGAAGAGGTGGTTCGTCTACAGGCAATGGTGGTTCAGGCAAAGGATCTACTTCGTCAGTTGGAGGCAAAGGCGGCTCTAAAGGCGGTACCTCAGTTTCAGGTTCCTCGGTTAAAGGCGGAAGAGTTTCAGGCTCCAAAGGCGGAAGGTTGGCGTCATTAGTTGACTCTTCAGGAAGAACGGGATCTGGTTCTGGCGGAAATGTCGGATCTACGGGTTCTGGTTGAGGGTCTGCGGGTAATGCAGGTTCGTCAGGGGCAAGTGGAGGCATGGGTTCTACGTCTAGATCGGGATCTATCTCAGGTACAGGAGATGGTTCGGGCTGAATCTCAGGCTCTGGCAACGGCTGAGGATCTGGTTCGGGCTGAGGCGTTGGTTGAGGTTCTGGAACCGTGGAGGGACTAGGGGCAGGAGTAGGTAATGGCTGAGGAATTGGGTCAGGAGATGGCTCTGGAGACGGCTGAGGCGCTGGAACAGGCGGCGCAACAGGCTCTGGCGAAGGCGTTGAAGTTACAACGGGCACGGGCTCAGGAGAAGGAGTAGGCGATGGGATCGGTATTACTACTGGTGATGTTTGTGTTGGGCTTGGCTCAGGGCTGGGTGATGGCGTCGGAGCCACTGAAGGTGAAGGTGAAGGTTCTGGAATCACAGTTGCGGTTGAAGTGTCTACGGGAGTCAGAGTTGGAGATGGCTCTGGACTCGGAGAAGTCGAAGGCGATGGGGCGGGAGTAGGAGATGGAGATGGTTCTACTGTTGGGCTGGGTGTTACTGATGGCTCTGGGCTGGGCTGCGGTGTGGCTGACGGGGAGGGTGAAGGAAGAATACTGGGCGGAGCAGGAAGATAAACATTCACAGAATTAGAACGCCCTGAATACAAACGAAGAGTGTCGTTGTCTGACCGAATATTAAAAGTGTAGGTCTTTCCTAATCCAGCTTGCGCTACAACTGAATAGTCAATATTTATAAAAGTATTTAACGCTGTTGCGTCCCCACCGTTTCCAGTTGCAATCCCCCAACCGTTATAGCCTTCTGTTGTCCAAGAAATTGCATAACGTTCTAAAGGATCACCGTTAGTAGGGGCAGACCAAGTTAAACGTACGGTTGCGGTAGCTGAATCTGAGACGGCTACTAAGTTAGTAGGATTATCCACATGAGCTGTGTAAGGTGGTATAGCGGCCTTGGCAGCTATCGCCGCAGCCAGATCAGCTTGTAGTTGGACTACAGCAGATTCAGCGGCGGTTTTAGCGGCAACGGCGGTGTTGTAATCTGTTTGCGCAGCTTGAAGAATAACTAACAATGCTGGATCTTTAACCCTATCCGTTACAGTTGTTTGGCCAAACCAACTTGCAGGTACTGCGCTGAGATTAGAAGAGCTTTGGTAGTAAAGAAGTGAACATGCACCGCCCCCGTTTTCATAAAACCACGCGTCTAAAGTGTAGGCGGTGCCAGCAGTGAGTTGAATCGGTGCGCCGTAAGCCCCGTTACACCCTTTATCTACCCATTCATTGATAACAACTTGGCTATCAATAGTCATATAAAAACCATCATCAGCAATGTTTCTAAATCTGTAAGTATCAGTCGTAGGCACGGTAATAGTGCCATAGAAATGAACAGTTACTCGATCACTATTACAACCTAAAATACTTCCACTACCCCATTGAAAATAAATTTGGTTTACAGTAGTAGTTGTACAAAGGTTGGCTTCATCAGGAGTCCTGCTCATCGTGTTGTTATATATTTTGGCAGTTAAACCCGCACCAGAAGCAGTAACTTGGTCAATTAAGTTGTTATCGTAATTTGATTGAGCTGTGGCTAAAGCAGATTGTTTAGCGACCACGATAGCGGTTTGAGAATCCACATTCTGCTGGGCTGTAATAAGAAGCCCTTGAACGCGAGCAATCTCTGCGTCGGCAGCAGCAATCTGAGCGTTGTACTCAGCTAGCGTAGTAGCTTGAGTAACGCCCAGAGCAGGTGATGGGAATAGTAAAGGAAAAAATGCTGCGTATGTTAGTACAGATATTGCTGCGAACATGCGCAGTCGTTTTATTTTATCTCCCCCGAGATGTGTGTGGCTCTATTCTAAAGCATTTAATACATCTTGCGGGTCATATACGCTTACAGCTTTTTTTGTAAGCTCTGTACTTAGATTACGTGCGTGGTGTCCGCAAAACATAAGTTCACCATTTAAAAATGTAGCTACAACTAACGCAGCTGCAGAGCATGAGTCGCAACGATCACTAAGGGTTAGTTCACGACGCTGAGATGTAATCTGCACGTTATCTCCTTAGAAGGGCGGCGTACCGTAAGTACTACTATCTAACACATTTACTGTATCAGAGTTTTCCGACATCTTTTCATGTGCAGCTTCTGCTTGCTTATCCATCTCGTCTAATGACTCTGAAGTGTGATCATAAAAACCTTCAGGTGCATGATCAGCATAGTGTGAACGGTCATAGTTACTAGTATTACCCCCAGCAGCTAAATGCGCACGACGCCGCTCAATTTCAGAACTAGGGCTACGTCTTGGATGACGTGCTCTATCTTTAGGCGTTTTGCTCACTTAGTAAGTTTACTTCCTGGTACGTAACCTGTTGAAGGTTTGTATTGGTCAGAGCGAACCCCTGGCTTGCCAATAAGAGCCCCACCAACTTCTTTAATCTGCTTAAACACATTGTTTTCGCCAGCAGCGCTAATTGGGTCGTTTTGTTTTGTTGTTTTAATTGCATTGTTTTTAACCAGACTGATATTTGTGCCAAAAGCCGTAGGGACGTCACGAACCTCACGAGCTAGATTACCAATGTAGTTTCCTACACTGCGGGCGGCATTACCTGCGCGGTCAATTGGATTCATAATTTACTTTACAGAAGGCAACATTGGCTTAAGCTTCACTGGCTTACTAGGTGTCTGTGAAACTCCACCAAAACCGTAAGGTGAATTAGTGCGGCCAGATGCAGCTTGGTTTGCAGCTTGAGCATACGCATTTGGATATACGCGAGTAACTGCTTCGCGGTACTGTGGTGATGCTGGCTGGTTTGGTACTAGTGAACTGCCATTATACTTAGCGCCTGTAGAGTTAGCAGCTTTTGCAGCGTTAACGCCCATATTACCTCTACCAGCGGCTTTAACTGCATCAACAGTTGCTTGAGGAACTTTAATTCCTCTGTTCCAATTGCTCTTGTCAATTGCTTTTGGTGCAGACTTTACTGGAGCAGTGCCTGGACCAGTAGCTGCTGGCCCTTGCGAATACATTGATGAAGACTGTGCGACTGATACTGGTGAGGCTGCTGGATCAGCTGTTACTGCTGCTGATGGTGCAAGCCCTGGACCTTCGCCGTCAAACTGTGCAACTCCTGGAATCATTTTTCATTCTCCTTTTTGCCTGCGCGGCGTTTGTTTTCTTTGGCAACGTTTTTGCTGCCTTTAAGAGCTCTAAGGTTTCCCTTAGAATCATTATTTTTATCATTATCCACGTGATCTACGTGTGTGTCTTTGCTTAACTTACCATTTTTTCCTTCATAATCGGCACGAGCCTTATTCTTGGAAGTGGTATGCCATTTACCGTCGGCGCCTTTAGTCTTATAAACGTAGATAGGGCGGCCGCCGTTTTCTTTAGACCCTTTATAAGGGCCAAACTTCTTTGTCTCAGCCATTAACAATCCCACTTTCTACGAGCCTTGTTCAAACGGCTATTTGGATCTGCTGCTGCTTTAGGAAAATCTTTAGCTTGTCCAGCAGAACGTGCACAATATGACTTACGACGTGCGGCAGACTTAGGAGACTTCTTTGCTTGCTCTTTGCTTACAGGTGGCTTAATGTTTTGACCTTTAGCTTTAAGTGATGCGCGACCCTTAGCGTTTAACCCGCCTTCAGGATTCTGCCCCTCTTTACGAGTCCATGCTTCTGATTTAGCCATTGTTCTTATGCCATTCTCTAGTAGCTTTTACGCCTTGAGCAATTGTCTTAGATCCAGCTTTTTTTGTAAGGTTGATCTGATCGTATTTGCCAGTATTTCCTGCGTGGTCAACAATGACCTCGCCTTTTTTGTTTTTCTTAACAGTATGTTTTTTACCAGCAGCTTTAATAACTTTACTCATACGATTGAGCTCGGATTCCATTTATCTGGGAACTGCTTGCTTTTAGCAACAGGAGGTATTCCTGGGACAGGTCTTGTGCCACCAATTGGTGGTGCAATTGGTGGTGCAGGCGTTGTGGGATTAACTGGCCAAGGCTTTGGTTCATTTTGAGGTTTATTATTTCTAAAATAATCGTATGCAAGGGCCCCACCAGTAACCAAAAGCCCAAGTGCTCCAGGAGCTCTAAGACCAACTTTAGGTAACTTAACTGGCTTTGGAACAGGAACTTTTGTTGGAACTTTAGGCGCAGCGGGTTTTGGAATAGTAGGAGTTGTTGGAACTTTAGGAGTTGTTGGAACTTTAGGAGTTGTTGCTGGAGGTGGCTTTGGCATATCAGGCCAAGGATTTGTTTTTGGGCCGTACGGATCCCACGGTTTTGTGTTTGGTCCAAATGGATCCCATTTAGGTGGGGTAACTGGGGGAGCAACTGGCCTTGTTACTGTTCCTCCGCGAGGCGCAGATACTGCAGGCTTAGCTGCATCTGGGCCATAAGCGTTCCAACCACTATTTGGATTAGAACCTGTAGGACGTGGTCGTAAATAATCTGGTGTTGGTTTTGTTCCACCTTTAGGGTCAAATGTTTGCCAACCAGGTTTAGTTTTAGTTGCTGTGGTAGTTGCGCCTTTAGTAGCATCTGTTCCAACAGCTTTAACACCTGCTTTAGCACCTGCTTTTGTTTCTTGTCTAACAACAGATTTAGCAGTTTGTTTAACTACCTGTTTAACACCTTGTTTTGCGGCTGCAGCTGCGGTAGCTCTTGCAGCAACTCCGCCAGTTGCAGCTAAGCTTGCTCCGCCTGTAAATGGCGCGGCAACAACACCAGCAGCTCCAACAGCAGTGCTACCTAATTCAAATGCGCCTTGGCCAACAGATTTAGCGGCGTCTAAAAATTCACCTTTACGAAGGTGGTTTGCGGCGGATGACCAGTCATCAACGCCAAGTAAGTCGTTTTTAATAAAATCCCAAGCGCCCATTTGTTACCTAGTTCCTTTGTTCTTAGAACGGTTTAATAAATCAGCCGCTTGCTCAGATACATTGTATCGACCGTAAGTGGGCTTTGGCCCAGCAAACATACCTACGTTTGTATTACGGATATCTTTAACAGGTGATGGTTTTTTTGCTGTTTTCTTAGCTACCTTTTTAACAGGCTTTTTAGCATCTTTTGGGTAGGCCTCACCTAATGCTCGCATAGCGCGAGTGCGCCCTAATGCTGGATCGATCATTATTCACCCATCAGTTTTCCAGCGTATTCGCTGCGTAATTGTCGTGTGTCCATGCCTGGAAGTTCGTCTTGAAAACTATTCCAGCGCCCAGGGCTCTTTCCAGTCATTCTGCGCATTAAACTATCTTCTGTTTCTGTTTCGTTGTGCCAATAACGTTGACCTGGTTCGGGTTTAGGTTTTGGTTTTTTACTAATGCCTCTAGATTTTTCTGCAGCGGATAGCCGTTTAACAAAGTCGCGACCACCTTGAGAAAACTCATCACTGTCTATTGATGAATAGTCATCGGGATCATGATATTTTTTTACATCTTGTATTTTTTCATGTGCGGTGGTCCAATCATAATTATTCTCTTCAGCTTCTATCTCGGGGCCTGGTGACATACCCGCCCTAATTAAACGGTTTACCATTGGACGACTATATTGAGAAGTGTTTGTTGAATGGGTAACTGGTTGTTGCCAGCGTTTAAGAGATTCTTTATTTGCTGCCTCTAACATTGCGGGCGTCATATGGCTTGCGTCTTTAGTTGAAACCATTGAAGATACTATGGGAGGTGTTCGGGTATCTTTAAATAGAACGCCTTGTCTAACTACACTTCTATCACCATCTTTATTGCGTTCGTAAACTCTATTGTTATCGTCATTTCTAACTGGTGGAAACGCATCGTTATCCTCTTCAGGATTGCCGTAAGCTTCTCGTGCAAGTTTGTTATAATCTTTAAATGAACCTGTTGGAGCATCTACAGAAAGTAGCGCACCTGACTGTGTGCCTACAGTGTTTTCACCAGTCCCGTGAAACAAATTAAAGTCTTGACTGCCGCCAATGTTTTGCAGGTAAGTTCCCTTAATAAAATCACCAACACTGCGTGGCATTTAACCTAGGCCTCCGCCGCCACAACCTTGGCAAGTAGCGCCCATGTGAGACCCACCAGAGACGCCTAATTTTAGTGACTGCCCATATTTATTATAATGAGCTTCGGTATTACGTGGAGTCATTGGGACAAGATCAGTCGCCCCGTGCCCATTACAAGTTTTGCACGCGGTGCGCTTCTTAGGCTCGCTATTGGATGCAGCTGTTTTCTTTGTTGCCATTTCTACTCCCTGAGCCTCAACGAATTTTTTCATGTAATACACTAGCCTTTTGATACTCCGCAAACGAAGTTAAAAGCTGAGAGATAAGCGTATCCTTTTTATCTAGATGTTTCTGTTCAAAATGCTGTAACCAATCATTTGCCGAAAATTTAGTAGAGGCACACCCATTGTTGACATCGTCCCAGCACACCTTAGCAAAGGCATGCCCTGG